TTAATTCTTTTCATCATTTTCCGATTCCCTGAAGGGCTGATTTGACATTGTTGTAGATACAGGCACTACTGAATTGTTTTCAATACCAGCCATTTCGGAAAGCTTATCAATTTCTTTAGTTTCAGCAATCGATGCGGCCAGAACGGCCAAACGATCCATCGCTTTTCCACATGCACACTGCCCGAGTTATACAATTCAAACGCTTTCTTTTCCAGCTACGACAGGGACAACTGGTTCGAGCGCATCATGTTCAAACATCACTAAACATTTCTTCGGTTTTTTTAAGTGCGGTATCAGCCGCAGAATTAACCAACCCACCCATACCAGCCTCGCCTGACACGATGTAACTCACATCTTCAAGAAACGCAAAGCAAACAGCATCCCAAAGATCAGGTGAGCCCATTCCGTCCCATTCAGTAGCGCCCTTGGGTGGCACTCGGATACGACCCTTATCAGTGAAGGTTTTGGGTATTCGTGCGGATTGATCCAACATCTGATTACGATAATCGCCGGTCAAAATCGATAGCCGTCCGTCCTTCGCTGCTCTGGCTGCCTGGTGCATAGCCTGGGCCCGTAGATTGAGATATCTATCCTTATTTATATTCTTGAAGCATGGATTGCCCCAATTCACGCGGTGCACAACCTTATTCATGTCCTCAAGGTCTTGGCATACGTTAATACCGAGCCCACCCGAATCAATTACGTACGTAACGTTTGACAGATCGGCTCCGTTGTCTGAAACGTAACCAGCGAACGTGTTTGAGCGGATTTTATTGGTTAATAGGGGCACTTTGACGACTTCCACCCGGCGCGCATCCGGGCCCATGTCACCATAACCGATTACACGCGCCAAAACGCACGCTGATTTATCGCGCAAACCTTCACCTGACGCTATATCAGCCAATACCAACCAGCCATAGTTCTCATTGTCTTTGATTATTCGACCGCGCCGGTACATAGCCTCAGCCACTTTCCTGTTCATCATGTGCTTTGATGAATCTTGCGGTGAAATACCTAACAGGCGAACGTTTCTCTCGTCATCGTCGTACTGATCCCACAGTTCTTTGAGCGAAGAATCACTCACAAATGGAGAATCGAACGAACTAAACCTTAAATTAGTCCACTCACCACCATTCTCAATCGATAGGTCATTCTGTGTTCTATAAAAGAAACCGGCATTGCGCGTAAACTGGCTGGTTAGCAACATTCGGTTATGCTGCTCGGTTAGAGCCCCCGATAATGTGGTCAGAACCGCATCTGGAAGCGTTGACGCCTCATCACCAATCACAAGCAACCATTCACCGTGTCGGCCGGCCATTTTGTTTGCGGTTTTTTCGTTGGCTGTCTTGCTTTCAGTGAACCAGATAGCTTCAAATCCTTTTATCCGGCACGAGGCATCAGCCAATATTTCAAGGTGTTCTGCAATCCATCCATGCCTTCCACGCCGGATACGTTCGTGAGATATGCCTATTTCTTTCCATGCGGTAGCTTTTAGCTGGTCCATATCGTTTGCAGTCAGCAATGTGACCGACATTGGGTAGCATAATTGATGCCATAAAACGATAACAGCGATCCCGGCTGTCTTGCCTGTGCCGTGACCAGAAGCCACGGAAGTGCGTGACCTGGAAGGGGAAACGCTGCCGAATAGTTCCATCTGCTGATATGATGGCGTTATTCCGACTACTTCAATAGCGAAACGCTCAATATTTCCAGAGTAGCGTTCGCAAAATGGCAACCATCGCGGATCTTCGGGCAGCAATACTCGCTTATTCATAGGTCATCATCAATCAGGCCGGTTTCATTATCGATAACAACTCCAAGCCGCTCACGCCGTCCAAGAAGCGTCTCGTTTACCTTCCTGGCATCCTCAAGCGCTTTGGCGTAGATGGCGTCCAATTCTTCTTTGGGCGGGAATACGTTTAAGTTGATTTCCTCTTTAAGTTCGATCTTGTTCTTCCACTGCTTCGGCCTTCTATTAAACAGCCACATGCGCTGCGCAGAAACGTCCGGGGGGATTTGTCTCTTAGTCATAACAACCTCATTACCCACCACTTTTTCTTCCTCGACATAGTGCTTTCCCAGTGCCGATTTGTAGGTGGCTTTTGCAATCCTTGAATCAGACTCTAGCTTGCCTCTATTCATGGACTCCAAAAACTCAGGATGCTCTTTTTTCCAGTTGTTAATTGTCTGCTCTGCCACGTCGAAATAAATTGCTATCTCTTCGTCTGTGGTACCCAACAGTGACAATCTATGTACTTGTTTTGCATACTCCTCCCTATAAAGAGAAGGTTGCCCCCCCTTCTTTTTCGATGGTTTCTCCATGGTTTCGCTGATGGTTTTGCTCAAGGTTTCGCTGTAATTTTGCGTAACCTTCGTAACCTTGGCGGCGCTTTTCTTGCTCTGAGCCTTTTGTAGCTTAGGTTTCGATGGTTTCTCTGCGGCAGATTCTTTGATGGTTTCGCTCTTTTGCGTAACCTTGGATTTTTTCCACCCTTCCCGCGCCGCAACCTTACCTATAGCGGGTCTTGATACCGGCAGGTTCAATTCAGTAACCAACCATGAGTAACCTTCCCTGGGGTCAAATTCCCAGGCAGTTCTCACCGCATCCCACTCTTCCTGGGTTAGTTTCGGTTTGGCTGCCATGGGTTAATCCGTAAAGAGCCGTGGTTGTGGATTGGGGTCTATCTTGAATCGATTGATACCATTGGCTAGTTCTGCGTATATTTCCAGCTTGGTGCGTGATTTCTTGGTCAATTCAGCGATCCTATCCGCTTTGGTAAGAAGCGAATTGCTGCCCTTCATATCATTGAATTGTGGATTGAGCTCAATGAATTTTTCCATTGCTATTTCCAGGTCAACCGCAGACTCAAAGAAGTTCTTCATGAATGAGGTCACAGCATCGATTCTGTCCTGCAGTCGCCTGACCTTATCCATATCTTCGCGCCTGGCTTGTTCCCATGCTTCAAATAGCCATTTTTGGGTATCTCTTTCAGTTACAGCCTGGGCGCTCATTTCCCAATCGCTCGATTCGCCAAATAGAAAATCGATTGAAACGTGATAGAGCCTCGCTGCACGGATAATCAGCCATAGCGGGATTGAATTGGTATCCGATCCGGCTTCAATCTTTGCCAGCTTTGAAGAATTGGCGTATCCAAGGCGCATTGCAGCCTGACTCTGGCTCAGACCGTGAATTTCACGCGCTTCACGCAAACGTTTACCTAATATTTTCACGAGACGGATTCGATCTTCTGTTTTGGGAATATACTTGACGACTCTAGCCATAGAACGATCACTCCACGTGATTAAATGAGGTTGTATTTATCCCTGCAAGGTGCACACGCGCCTATTATTAACCTCTTTGACTCCTCGCCGCATTGATAACACTCACCGGATATGCCAGCGGGTATGTTTGCTGCCTGGGTTCTAATATTCGCTATGTTCTTACTGTGAGCTTCATGAAAGAACTCATTAGCATTATCTACATCATCCATTGTTAAGCGTTCTCCAAATCAAGTTCACGAACTATCACGACAACGCCGGGGGTTTCTGCGTAGCGCTTCTTTTGCTTTGCTTCAACAACCTGCCCATCATCGCGCCAGACAACGCCATTCATACCGTCAAATATTCCTTTTGTGATATTGTCAATGTCGCTTCTTTTGGTTGCCGCGATCAATCCATCAATGGCTAATTTCTGCTTTTTCCTTGACCATGATTCGGGTATTTGCAATCTAATGTCTAATTCAACCGATACAGCGCCCTGTATTAATGATCTTCCAGCCATTGCAACGCTTGCAGCGTGCGCCACCAGCCCTTCATACGAAACTGTTTTAGCCGGTGTATACATCGTGATAAATTTACCGCGCCTTGCCGCTTTTGGTCTGCCCTTTGCCACCGGTTGACCTGGTATCACAAATTGAATTTCACTCATACTTATTCACTACCTCACCAAAGATTTCTTCTTCAAATGTATTAAGCAAATCGATTGTTATCTCGGAAAGGCTGCTGATTCCTATCAATTTCTTCGCGTACACCTTCATTTGATTGGCTGTAAGAGCTACCGCGTGCGGCAAAAGGACTTCATGCCGATCTTCATGGGTTGCCGATCCAGCGTGTGAACCGTGAGCCCATGCCATATGATGGTTATGGCACAATGGCACCAGGTACCAGTGCAGCGGCTTGATTCCTACACCTGAATTGGATGATGTTTTGACGTGGTGTCCCACCACATCGCCATCACAGTTAATATGTTTTGCGAATTTGGTACCGCAACATGGAAGTGTTTCCACGACCTTTTTATGGTCATCCTGAGAGTAAACTTCAGCTATTTCCATGCCGGTCCATAACTTCGGGTTGCGGAAGTAACCATCCAGGTGCATTGCCTGAGCCAGTCTGTTTGGGGTTTTAGTTGTTATCTCTGTGGTATGGATATCCAGGCCGGCAGCTTTTGGTATCAATGGTGCAAGCGCAACCCGCATGTCTTTTTCCCTAAAAATACGATGAAAATCATCTTTAAAACGAGGATCTATGATAATTTTCACTTCCAGAGAGCCATCAGCAGTTTCTCTATAAGCACCTCTTGAAGCTGAAATAGCCACAACATCAGACATTTTTCCGCCACCTCCTAAGCAAACAACTGATCAGGCCGGTTAGCAGCAAGCATCTTTGATAATTTAGCCAAACCTTTTGCGGTAATTCTCGCTTGCGTAAAAATGCGCTCAGATCCATCATCTTTATCCACCTTGGTTATTTTGTGTTCCATCAATCCGCTCTGCAGCTTGTCAGAGTAAGCAAGCAATTCAGCTCCCATTGGCCGTCTGTATAGCCATTTTTCAGCAAACAATAGCTGTTTGAATTTCTTTTCTTGGATTTGAAGGGTTTTGGCGGCATCGCGCACACAAAATGAGCCGTTGCTATGGGTTGCGATACGATCAAGTGCATCCGCTTTGGGTGATAGTTCTTCGACTTTATTCTCAAGCAGCATTCTTTCTTGCTCCGCTTGCATGGCCATTTCAAGTAACTGCAGCCGCGATAGGTTTGCAGGGTTCTGCGCTTGCTGCCGCATTTTCTGCGACATTGCCCAAAACTCTTTAACCAAACGCTTTTTAAACTCTCGAACCACCTCGTTATTCCGCATATAGGTCATCAATAATGTAGATTGTTGTTCATTAAGAACTGCAATCTCACGCTGCTGGACTCCACCGGCGGTTTCAAAGGGTGCGATTTGAAATCCGACCCTTCCGAACTCTTCTAAATCAACCAGATAAGTTCGTGCAAGTTTAATAACGCTCGCATGATCGTTATTGGTACCTTCCGCAATAGCGAAAGTGGTCGTTACGAGCTGGTCACTTGATAGGGTTACGATGTTCATAGATACCTCTTAATTAGTAATTGAAGTAATATCGCTCATGCTGGCTGCGCTATCTTTTTTCTGTTGCATCTCACTACCTTGTTATCTCCACTTTCAGCTTTTCCAATCGATCCGGTTCGTACCGGCTACTCATCAAACAACCATAGGTACTTCAAGTGCTTGTGATTCAACCCAAAAAGTAAATCCTCAAAGTACCTATGGTTCTTTGCCCTGGCTCTTTATATTTTCAGCAGCCAGGAAACTGAAATTTCAAATTACTTTTTGCCCTTAGTATTTTTCCTTGCTTCCAGTTCGCGCCGGATAGCAATCTCTAAATTATCCCCGAACCATTCGCCCCACTTTTTGATGCATAGTTCTTTATATTCGGGGTCATGACAAATATCGATAAAGTCACACGCTTGTTTGACTGTGGGCGCCCTACCCTGCTCTGACATAAGATTGACGCCCCGCCCACGCCTTTCACAAACCCAACTTCGACCAGGTAAAATAAATAGCAAAGCATATGCACACTGCTATCATCCAAAGCAAGGTGCAATCCGCCCTGTCTTAGCCTGACGTGTCTTGAGTCTTTCTTGATTGATGCTATTTTTGTACTTTTTAAGCTCAAAGTTTGCTTCGTCTCGCTCCAGCTTTGTTTTATCCAACTCCATTTCGGATTTCTTTTTTTCAACGTCAATTTTGTGTAACCGATCCGCAACGCTTCTCAGCACGTCGTCAAACCAACTGACCAATCTTTCACTCTCTTTTGATGCCATGATTACCTCGCTAGTTAAACTTGATCGCTTAAACTTTACTTAGCTGGATTTCTGGTTAAACTTTCCTGACTTAACCGCATACACAACGATTAACAATCCGAACAGCATCATCAGGTATGTTTCGGGCTCTGGCACGGCAGAAACGTGCACATTTTTCCAGTAGCCAACCATGTCGTTGTAGTCGGAATCACCGAGGCCGCGAATGTCCTCAAACCCTGTGTGCAGGTGCAAGCCTTTGAAATCAAATTCAACTCTCATGTGCTGTAAATGATCGGAATTCTTTGCGGGGTTTGACCACCACGTATCCCCTGTGTCCATAACATCCATGCGGAATTGAATGTGATCTCCTTTGTGATATTTACCAAAGTCAACAACGGTTCCAACTGGCGAATGATTGTTCAGAAAAACTCCCGACTTAACCCCGTTAATAACAGCGTACATATGGTTTTCGTAAGAAGCGCTACTAGGCTCGACCGTCGCATAAACATGACCGTTCTTAGCTACCGTGAACTGATAAAAAGGATCTGCTGCAAAAGCCGAAAATGACAAAAACAGAGAGAGACACAAAAACACTAAACTTGAAACAAAAATGCTTGATTTCATTTTGAAACTCCTTTTTGGTTAATAAACTCAATTACATCTTTTACGTACACCACTGATGCTTCTTAATGCACGCAAACCTTTCTGACTTCAGCTTGGTTTCGGTATCAAGCCATCTTTGAATAATTGATTTGTGCTTGCTTTAACCGAATAACCGAACAAACTGATCATGTCCCGATTGTTGAGTGATGAGTCACCGGGTAGATTCTTTAACCAATCTGGAACGGTTATTTGACGCATGGTTAAGCTTTTTTTGGCTCTTTTGATCCGTCGAACACAAGCTTCAAATCTGCCGAAGCTTCTCCGACTTGCTTGAACCCGATCAAGGGTTTATCAGTTCCACCGTTGATAACTCGCTTGCATTCATCCTCGTTTCCGATCATCACGCATGGCTGCAATTTGTGGCCTTTTGCTGCATTGTGTGCGTTGGCTATGCCAGTCAATATTTTTGGATAATCAGGTAATTCGCTACGCTCTTTGAAACCCCTGTACCGGTTTTCAAATTCACGCGCGACGAACGGCCACTCATCCTCGTTTTTTTGACCTAGGGCAATCCACCCGCCCATGTCATGCAACACACGGTGGATCAGCGGATCATCGAAAACCACATCGACATAGGTTCCCTTGTGACGCACACCTTTATCCACTTTCGCCCATGCTGACATTGCCGAATCCTGGGTTGACCCGCGTAGCATGCGGATGATGTCTGCAGGCTTTGGTAACCACTTCCCGCTTTCGGTGTTGATCACGTGGCGGTTAAACGCCTGGATGATGGCTGGCAGGTCGTAAATCTTTAAAGCATTCCACCAAATATCCAGTACGAAGGTATTGATTTCCTTATCGTAAAACCCATAAATTCCCGCCAATCCTTCACGAAATTTTTCAAAGTCATTTTCAGTCATTTCATCGCCCTCATTTCTGGTGGTTTCCAATCGCTAACTGTTTCAAGATTGTTCTGCAGCAACGCGTCTGCCTTGTTCGGGATCTTGCCTTGCAGCACCTTTCCTTTCGCCTTTTCCGCTTCCGTGCGCTGCCCTTTCACGATCCCGAGAACGTAGGCAAATCCTTTGCTTTTGTCCTTGGCCGTTCGTGCTGCATGCATGAATTCATCAATCGTTGCACCCGCGTCGATGAGCATCAAAAGCTCAGGATGAGAAGGATTTAAATCGATAATTCCGATTTTTTTGATGGCAAGACACACGCTTGCCGCTGGTGTTGGGGGGCTACTCTGTTGGGAGGGATAATAAGTGTGTGTTATTACTTCTTCCTTTTCCCTTACCTTCCCTTCCTTTACCTTCCCTTCCGGGGTCGAATGGTCTTCTATAGATCCTGGAATATATGGAGGATGTTTTTTGTTTGGCTTTTCTATTTTCTGGTGATGCCAACCTGTTACATGCCAATATCGGCGGCCATTTCCACCATCGTATTCAACAATTAGATCGTTCTTTAAAAGTTCCTTAGCATATTCTTCAATCTGTGATAATGAAATTTCATCACCTGGGAAAACTTCCATTTTTAAAGTTTTAAAACTAGCAGGATGATTACCGCCGTCATCGCAGAAATTCCACATTCCTATGAACATTAGACGAGCTATCGGAGAGCATTCGACGACTTGTTCTGAAGTCCAGAACTCAGGCTTAACTGTTCTGATTCTGGCCAATTTTCACACCTTTCTTGGAGTTACATTTATTGCAGGAAGGAACAATATTGCTTATCAGATCACTGCCTTCATTAAGTAAGAGATTTGGCATTACCTCGCCCTCATAATTCTTAAGAGTTGATGTCTTAAATTAAGCCGTTGAATTCTTGTCACAAGGGCATCAGATAGAGCTAGTTCAAGTTTGTTTAAAAAATTATCTATCATTTTTTATCCTATTTTTTAACCGTCACTGCCATACTTAAACCCCAAAAAAATACCAGCCCGGAGTACACACAGGCTGGCGAATTTGCTGGTGGCTGCCAGCACGAGGATAAAAAAACCAAGAGCGGTTAAGCTCCTGGAAAAACTGAGACCATTATCGACAATCTCAGCTATACAGACGTTGTAAATCAAGACCATCGGACTACACAGGATGATTTCTTCGCTGGCCTTGTGCCGTGAGCTCCACACAGGGTAGGGAAGGTGGATTCTTTTATTCATTTCTTGACCGAACGAAGTAATCTTTTTTCTTCAGTGACGGCCATGTAGCATTCGAGACGACACATTATTTCTGCCGCAGCGACCGCAAACTCGTTGTATCCGCTCTTTATCTCTTCTAATTCATCCCAACTTATAGAGCCATTTTCAATGGCGCTACTGACAGATCTAGCCCACAACCCTTGTTTTTCAGATAATTTCAGGTGAAGACTCAGTATTGCCGTGTCGGACAAACCTTCGTAATTGGGTTTTTTGATGCACATTAATCCGCGTTCTTCAGCGAAATACTGCGCAATTTCATCCGTATCCGCGATGGTTGCTATCAGATCAAGTTCATGCGCATAGACATGGTGCGTGTCTATATTTGGATTTACTTTATTCTTGAATGTATTTGTATTGATTCCAAGACTTTCACCAAGCGCCGTGACTCCATATTTCTTGGCTATTCTGAACACCAAATTATTAATACTCACTCGGTCAATCTCCCTTCTGATGGTCGTGGTATTTATTAACTACAGCACTCATAATGTTGTTATGGAAAATCATGCTGCTTTTTCCGAATCGGTTTGTTCTTTTTGGGCAAGCTCTGGCCATAACTTGTGCCAAGTATCCGGACATAAATCTTTCCGTGTTACTAAACCACCTGTGACTAATTCAATTTGTGGGCAGCGCTCGAATGGGACTGGTCTTGTTCCATTCCTCCACTGACTTACAAGGGATGGAGCAACATCAAGTTTTCTGGCTAATCCAGCATTCGTATCAATTTCTAATAAATAGGCCTGTAGGTTCATGCAAAATACGATAGCAAATGCTGTTTATCAAGTCAACAGCATTTGCGATTTTACTTATCATAAGACTCAGAACAGAATTCATCCCATGGATGAAAAGGAAGAAATAGCAGAAAGAGTTAGGTTATTAATGGAACTTATAGATTCCAGTGGTGGTATTGCACCATTTTGCAGAAAATATTCTAAAGAGGATGCAGAAACCCCTATTTCACCAACTTATGTTTCTCAGCTAAAAAACGGGAGTAGATCATTCGGGTTTAAGGCAGCAAGAAAAATGGAGGATAACTCAACTCTACCTAAATATTATTTTGATCCTTGGAGAAAACAATCAAAGACAAACGAAATTTTTTTCGGTGACGAGAGTGATCTATTGGAATTCCTCGGACTTAATAATGGAAAGCTTGATTTCGAACAATTAAAACGGATCAAGAGATTCGTGAATGCCTCACTTGAAAAACAAGAAGCTGCACTTGAAACCATCAAGAGTCTTGGATCAGGAGGAAGCAAGGAAGCAAGAGAGGGGCCAAAAGGTAAGTAGCTTAAGGTATTGGTGTGAAGACGATGGTTGTATGTGCAAAATGGGGTGAATGTTGAACAGTGACTGCTTGAAATATTGATAATGAATAATTCAGAAAATCTTAACTCAGTGATGTATCTCAACGAAGATGCCGGGAATGTAGGCGTGCCGGTTATTTTCCATGATGACACTGTCTGGATCACTCAGGAAAATATGTCAAAGCTTTTTAATGTTGATGATTCAGGAATATCAAAACATCTAAAGAACATATTCGAAACTGGAGAATTACAAAGAGAAGCAACTGTTGCAAAAATTGCAACAGTTCAAACAGAAGGCGGTAGGAAAGTCAATCGAAATTTAGAGCATTACAATCTTGACGCCATAATCTCTGTGGGTTATCGAGTAAATTCGCAGAAAGCCACTCAATTCAGAATCTGGGCAACCGGAATAATCAAGCAATACATAAGAGATGGCTATGTAATAAACGAGGCTCTGCTAAGGCAAGACCCCGCAAAGTTAAATAAATTAGCCGCCAAAATATGGTAATTTCGGGCTGGAGAAAAAAATGTATTCGAACAAGTTAGAGATTGTTTTAAATTATCCGCCTCAGATTATGAGCCAACTTCCGATGAAATACGTTCCTTTTATTCCTTTGCAAAATAAATTTCATCACGCAATAACTAAAATGACTGCATCGCAATTACTTTTGGATAGAGCAAATGCAGAGATAGAAAATATGGATCTGATTAGCTTAAAAAATTTAATCCCCACAAAAAGTGAAGCTCAAACAGGGAAAAACTATCTTACAGAAGATGAAATATACAGAATGTACTTATTATCTGAGCAATTTTTATTGTTCGCAGAGTCTTCTGCGCTTATGGGCAAACATCTCACTATGAAACAATTACATAACCAGTTAGACATCCTTCTGGAACTAAATGGTTATCCTGTGTTTGTTGGCTACAGAGACTATATTAAAGATGAAGCAATGAAACATGCTGAATCCGAATACAAAACTTTTATTGAATTAAAGAAGCTAGAGATGCTGGGATTAGATGTTAATTAAAATCAAGTGCAGACCAACGCGCACAACAAAAAAGCCCGGCCCTAAAACAGTCTTCATAAGAGGAATTATTCGGACTAAACCAGAGGTTTCGCCGCAGAATAAATAGGTTTAAGTAAAGTTAGATAGGTACCTTTTTATATAATTTATCACACAATTGCTTATTTGTTTCTTTCATAAGAAAACGGCGCAGATAATAAAATTAAATGCGCCGTTTAGGTGAAGTGCAGTATTACTTGGAAGATCCGGTAATTTAAGGGGGGGGAAAACCGAATCTATATTAATTATGCCTCGGATAAATATAAAAGTTTGTGCGTTCGCTAACATTTATGAATAATTATTTTATTATAACGGTGGGTTGCATATAACTAGTCTTTCTAACAGCGCGGCCATTTGATCGCTCGTATATACAATAACACAGACCGGCTAGGTTTTATTATCTTGTATTGTTAGTGTTCGCACATATTATTTTATTTTCAAATTTTAGAATGCTCCATCTGGGACTTTCCCCAGTTAATTAATCAATGGAGATCTACACATGAATACAAAAACTTCTAAAAATAATGAAAATGATCAATCTGACAATACCTCTAATCGCGGCTTCGCTTCAATGGATCCGGAAAAACAACGTGAAATAGCCAGTGAAGGTGGCAGAGCAGCGCATGAAAAAGGAACTGCTCATGAGTTTGATTCGGAAGAAGCGAGAGAAGCAGGTCATAAAGGCGGAAAAGTAGCGCATGAAAGGGGAACTGCTCATGAATTTGATTCAGAAGAAGCTGCTGAGGCAGGTAGAAAAGGTGGTCAAGCGCAAGGGAAGAATCAATCAAAAGATCAGCACTCATCAACTTCCGCTCGTGGACAAAGCAATAAAGGAGACGGAAATGATAATGAGAACAACTCATCATCTACTCGTGGAGGTACATCTCAACAGCATGCTAAAGCAGGGAGCCAGAGCCACAAGAATAAATAACTGTTAAGTTTTTAAATATACTAACTAGATGGCAAAAAGTAAGTATTTTTATTTACAAACACATCTAAAATTCTAGTGGAGAGTGATATGAATGATATACATAGACGAGCCAATCATAATAGCGATATTTCATCTGAAAAAATGAAGAATCCAAGAGTATGGATATATATATTTCTGGCCGTATTATTTATTGTAGGGGTCGGCACTTGGTTATGGAGTGATTATAAGGAAGACAATACATCCAATTCTTTATCTTCTAGCTCTAATACTAGCCCTTTGGTTCAACAAAAACGTAACGCAAATCCTGGTTCAGATGGTTCTGTCTCTTCAGATTCCGGAGCAGTTCAAAAATGAACAATATTTTTTTAAATTTATGGAAGACAATTATTATGGATAACGAAACGAAAGAAAATAGTAATTTAGAAGATAATACGATTACACAAGGTTCTCAAGAAGATGTAGAAGTTGATTTCACATTGGACAATGAGAATAAAGAAGATCAAAAGAAAATGACCGATGAATCTGAAACAAAGTAATGAGGAATATTTAAACCCGCTTCGGCGGGTTTCTTATTGCCAGCAACAACCAACCCCTAAGTAGTTTTGTACTGACTTTGTATGGAGTTTAATTTTTTATATGATAGTCTTATGAATTAAACTCTAACATGAAAGCTATGAAACGTGACCTTAACCTTGTTAGAAATATATTATTATGTGCAATAGAACAGGAATGTGAATTTTTCGGTAACCCAGAGATTGAAGATTATTCTTCAGACCAGATTTCATACCATATTAATTTAATGGACCAGGCCGGACTTGTTTTGGCTCGAAATTATCGTAAGCATATTCCACATCTGACCAATAGATACACCTTGCCGACTTAATTACGGTTACTTGGGATGGGCATGATTTCATTGATGCTGCGAAGAATAATGCTTTATGGAAGAGAGTGCCATGAATAATGTTTTAAAAGAGGGATCTTCATTTACTTTTAAATATGTTAAGGATTGGCTTCGAGAAAATATCCCATCTATTCCTCATATCCCTCCAATCTCCTAATTTCTCTTTCAAGATCCCACGCGCAATTTCTATAACACGTTGCGCCATGCTCAACAAATTTCCGGCCGAAGCGTTCTTTAGGATAATGTTTTGCTGATTTAAACTTGCACTCTGCCCAATTGTGCCATTGCGCGGCCATTCGTTTCAACGTTTCAATTTCTTCCTGTTTCATTTCCTTCTTTTTTAGCACCGCATCAGATTTATCCATTTAAACCTCCGTCTCGTTAGTAGTTTTGCACTGAATTTGTCCTGAATTCTTATTTCGATTAACCCTACGCAATATAGATAGCATTTGCTATTGACTTAATGAACAGCATTTGCTATTGTTTTATCTTATCAAACACCATAAATCGTAAGCGTAGGTGCTTGAGAAAACTTCATCAAAACTCACCAGATCTGAACAAGTTGATGAATAAACTTAATAAAACATTGGAGATTTAAAATGAAACCAGCAACTTTATTGCTGATGATTATTCTGTCCTCTACTTTCGTGAATGCGGCAAATGCAGCAGGAAACATCACAGTTGAGACTTATACCCTAGCCGGGGTTGCCAGCATTGCTCATCAAAATACAAGCGGCGTGGATCATGTGGCTATAAACATTCCAGGCTTTGGAGAAGAACAGGACTGCACTGACGCAAAACAAGTAATTGAAGAATCAGTGATACCAATGGAATCCACAACCAAAAGTGGAACTGTTCAGGCTGGCTTGATTCGATTCACAGGACTGTGCGTCAAGGTTAAGCAGTTCGTTTTTGCACCTAACTTGTTCTAGCAAGCAATTCTTACCTCCGGAGCGTAAAGCTCCGGTTAGAAGGAGAGTAGATCATGGATTACAAACACTATAAAGCACAAGATGGCGCAATGACTGCAAAAACATTAACGATTCTATTAGTCGCAGTGATATTCGCGGCAATCGCCTACACAAGCAATTCTGACTACGAGCAGTGCCTGGAAGAGAAGAAAAGTGTAGCTCTGTGCGGCGGGGGTGTAAATCGATGAGATACCGAATAACAATTCAAGGCAGTTGCAGCTTTGTACCAAGACAGAATTTTCTTAATTATTGGGCTGCATTTAACTACGCGCAAGCTCTGCTGCGTGAAAACTTCCAGGGCGATGTAAGAATAAAAAGGGTGACTAAATGAACGCACAACTAAATGCGAGACCTTCTAATTTAATCGGTGCCCTCTGGTTAATATACAAAAAAATAGCGACTCCTGTAGGGGTTGTTAATAGCGCTAACAATCGGTGCATGCGTGAAGAGATACCAGAAGTTTTTACTGATTTTGGTGGCAATTCATGGGATTCAGACAAACCCAAAACCAAAGCAGATAAATCACCGGTCGAAAAATTTGTGGCCGAGGCGATAGCTGCAGTCGAACAAATGCAAGAGTTAAGGTTGGAGTTAGATGGCTATGAGTATTGCGATACGCAGCACTACAAGAACACGCAGCACGCTATCGAGTTACTTTCGATATTCAATCGATCATTTGAACTTAATCTTGAAACAGATCAGCAATCTGATCGGCTGGAAACGCTAAATAAACTGGTCCGAAACCTGACGGCATACAGAAACCAAGAATTCTTGTTCCGCGAACTGGCAACCGCGGATAACGAAAAAGAAAAGGTACAGCGAGTGATAAATCTGATTCGTGATTGGGTATTCGCTCGCAAGGGAAAATTGTTCCAGATTCAAGAAATTTACCTGGACCCTAATTTATCTGAGCACTTGCCGGTCAACCTGGAAACGATAGTTATGTTGCGCAAAGCGTTGCTAGTTCTCAGGTGTGTTGCTGCGCCAGATTCTTTAGTGACGTACATCCCGCCAATGATTAACAGAGTTAATCGTGACGATTTTTATTCTTAATTGAGGTGATCAAATGTCGGAAGCATCATTAAAGGTTCGCGCTAGTTCATGGGCTGGATTGTTTGATTGTGCCTACAGATGGGAAGGAATCCATTTGTTGAACATGAAAAACACTGTCGGGTTGCGTGCTGCGCTTGGTACCGCAATACATGCCGGTTCAGCGGCGTTTGATCAAGCAAAATTAAGCGGTGAAACGGTAACAGCAAACGATGCTGCGGGTGTTCTGGTTGATAAGTTGCGCGATCCAGAGAATGAGTTTGATCCAATGAAAGACGACATAACCATGCAGGAAGCGGAAAACGTTGGAATAACTCTGCTTACAAAATACTGCAATGAGTTCTCACCACAGCATGACTTTATCGCCGTGGAAATGGAAACAAAGCCAATGGATATCGATTGTGGCGGCGGGATTGTGATAAGGCTCACCGGAACCATGGACCGGGCAAGAATCAACAAATCATCCAATGGAATCGGTATTTCTGATTTAAAAAGCGGAGCAAGCTCGGTCCAGAAAGGGATTGCTGTAACAAAGGGGCACGGTGCCCAAATCGGAACGTATGAACTTTTATACGAACACACAACGGGAGAACAAATCACGGCAGACGCTGAGATTATTGGCCTAAAAACAAAAGGAAAGCCTGAGATAGCCACGGGAACCATAAGCAATGCAAAGCGAATCATGGTTGGTGATAACGACAATCCGGGATTGATCGAGTTTGCTGCAGATATGTTTCGCACCGGAAGGTTTTATCCAAATCCAAAATCAATGTTATGTGGGGAAAAATACTGCCCACGCTACAAGTCATGCACATTTAAGGGAGATTAATAAAAATGAGTGAAACATCATCATTGAAAGACTTGAAAAACCATCAGCCCACTGAACTAAGGCTACCAGAAATCACGCCAGGATTCGGATCGCTTCAGGCTTTCGAGTTAATGCAAAGAACGGCCAAACTTTTAATGACTAGCACACTAGTACCTGTTCAGTATCGCGCTCACGACGAAAAGAAAGGGCCTAATCCTAACGCTCTAGCCAATTGCGTTGTAGCTCTGAATATGTCGCAAAGAATGGGGGCTGATGTATTGATGGTAATGCAGAATCTCTATGTTGTAGAGGGTAGACCGAGTTGGTCGTCGCAATGGATTATCGCCGCCGTCAATGGCTGCGGAAGGTTCTCTCCGCTACGTTTTGAGATAAAAGATTTGGGTGAAAAGAGCGTTGAATATAACGCTACGTATTGGGAAAGCAGGGAAAAGAAAACAAAAATCCTGACTGAAAAAATTAGAGACAAGGTTTGTGTTGCCTGGGCAAAAGAGAAGGAAACCGGAGAAAGAATTGAATCTCCGCCGGTATCCATTGAAATGGCCGTGAAAGAAGGCTGGTACAGCAAAAACGGTAGCAAATGGAAAACAATGGACGAAGTTATGCTCAGATACCGAACAGCCAGCTTCTTCGGAAAACTGTACGCGCCAGAATTACTTATGGGATTGCAATCCGTGGAAGAAATGCAGGACTCAAGGGTAATAGATGCGTCACCAGACGGATATGGGGGTTATTCGGTAGATATTGATGCGTTAAAAACATCCAGCAAGGATTCGCAAGAGAAAGAAATCAATGCTGATATAGACAATGAAACCGGCGAAATATTGGACAAAGAATCAGAATCAGAACCTGAACCAGAAAAAGAACCTGAGCCAGAAGCAAAGAGCGAAGATCCTACACCCGAAGAACAGGCTCGCATCAAGCAGCAATTAATTGACGAGGCTAATCATGAAAAGCAACCTCGTCAGCCAGCCAAAAGAGCAAGTTTCAATTTGGAATAGGTAATGGGGAAGTGTCGATCATGAGCCAAATACAAGACATTTACGAAGATGACGAGTTTGAAGGTTTGCTCGAAGACGCCCGTATGAATGCAGCAAACGATTGGGAAGAAAATTTCGTATCAGATTTAAGCAGCAAATACGCAGAATTCGGTAGACGCATGTTTCTTTCCGATGCACAACGAGAGCATCTTGAGCGAATAGCCAGTGATGAGTAAACCACCTCAGATCAACTCTTAAGAATCAACATGGAGAATTAATATGACACAAAAATCAAATGATTTCAGACAAATGACAGCGGATACAGTGGGCAAAGATTTGCTTGGTGCTCTTGTAACGGAAATCAAGTTGCTTCCTGACGTATGGCCCAAAATGTCGAAGAAAAAGCAGGATGATGTTATCGACCGACTGCGCAGCCGTGTTGAGGATAACGTGCGCATGGCTGTTTACACCATAGCCTCAAGAGACCGCACGGTAGTCGCCGGGAACCTCGATCAAATAACGATCAAAGACGGCGTGAAAGCGGTTATCAAGTTCGGAGTGCACTCACAAAATCTGGAAGGACTATATGAAGCGGCCAGCGATAGCAAGTCTGTTTTAGTCGTTGTTGCAGATGCGGGTGAGTTTACCCAGGGAATAAATCAAGTGGCCGGCGAGGATGATCAGCGTGCCATGGACCTTGGCCATGAATATAACGACAACGATGGCGGTGGCATGGGTGATGCGTCAGCGGTTAATCCTGAAACGGGGGAAATTATTGGCTTGCCTGAAAGTGTTATTACTCAGGCAGACCTGGATGCGGCCTACCTGCAGGGGTATGAAGCCGCCAAGGAAGGTAAGACACAAGCAGATTGCCCAATTATTGCAGCAGAACTTGTTATTGAATGGGTAAATGGCTTCAAAGACTGGCACGAAGAGCAAAACGATGATAACGATGACAAAGAGGTTGCGTAATCATGTCCAGGGCTATTATTTTTGACACTGAAACAACTGGGATTGATGAGCCGGAAATTATTGAGGCGGCCTGGATTGAGCCAGACTCAGTACATTCTTTGTCTGAAGATAAAATTAAAGAAATATTTCATCGCAGGTTCGAGCCGAACAAGACAATTTCATTAAGCGCGATGGCTGTTCATCACATTATGGATGAAGATTTGATCGGC